TTTTTTAATTTCTTTACCTTGTTTTTCTGCTGATTTTATTTTAGAACTAACTTCTTTAACTTGTTTTTCATTATCTTTTATTTTACCCTTAAGTTCTTTTACTTTTTTATTTTTATTAGAACTTAAAAGAACTAAAGTAAGAATACCTCCAACAAAACTAAAGAATCCGACTATATATTTCCATACCTTTTTCATTATTTTTTACCAAAAGGTAATTGGTCCCATACAGGTTTAATTACTGAATCAAAAATGATATCATCTTTTTTACTTGGCGATAATTTTACGATTTTTTCTAATGTATAAAATCCTAACATTATCCACTGCCAATTTGCTATAATCCATTCCATTGTTTTTCTCCTATTAAGTATTTTTCTTCATTTCCATTGAAACATTTGCATTTGCCATAGCATTTGCAACTGACATATCAAATGGATTTTTTTTGTTTTCCTGATAATTAGCTTCAACAAGCTGTTCCATATCTTTATCAATGGAATCCCATCTTTTTAATTGTTGTAGTTTTACCCAAAAAAACCATTTATTATTATTTTTACCAATTTTATTTTTTTTATCCCATTTTAAATCTTCTTCAAATTGTACTTGACAATTATAACATCTATCCATCCTATTATAAGTATCTTTATCAAATTTTTTGATACAAGGTTTATCACAATCCTTACATACTTTATCAAATAATCCAACATTTGGTAATCTAGATATTTTTACTCGATAATTCTTTCCTTTATTTTCCCATTCATCACCATCTGAATCAAAGTATCTTTCACCAACTTCTCTATTTGCATGAATATCTTTACCAACATAACCAGATTGAATTTTTCCAGCATAAGTTCCATCCAACATAGATTGAACTTTTGATAGATTTTTTTCATATTTATTTTTTGCCATTTTTTACCTCTTATCCTTCATATATAAATATATTAAAAACTAATTAAACCACTAATTTGATTTATTGGAGCGAAGGCTCCTGTGAATTTATATGTCTTTCCGTTATATTTAAAGACAATTCCCTCACTTGGAACGATAGATTTTGTTCCACCAATCGCATTTAACTTGTCTAATTGTAATTTCAATGTGTTTAATTTCTTTAAATCACCACCACTTCTTACATTTGATATTGCTTTATCTAATTTTTTCTTCATATTTTGAACAGATTTATCAGGATTAGCTGCCATAAATCCTTTTACATTCTTTAATATTTCAGCACCAACTTCAAAGAATAATGTTTCAAATGGTTTCATATTTTCTTTTACTTGTTTAGCGTGATTCTTTTTATCAAAATCTAATGCCCATTGTAAAAATATGTCGTGTTCTTTTAAATCGTTTCTCATCATAGGTATTGTATATGATTTATCAAAGAAAGCCCACCTTTTAATTAATCCTTCTAATACTTTTCCAGGAATCTTTTTAAGTTTTGATTGGATAAAAGATGACCACCAATATTGATGATAAAGAGCTAATGTATCATTATCTTTCATTGCAAATTGAGATTGTAATTTTGATAATCTACCCAAAAATTTAGATTTCATCTTACCAAAATCTTGATGTTTTGGAACATCTAAAAATACAGGTTTTCCTATTTTATATTTCTTTTGTATGTGTTGATTAATTTGTTTAATCATACCAGCTAACATTCTACCACTACCTTTTACTTCACCTTTAACAGTTCCACTATCATCGTATATTAATGCTCCGTGAAATACCAATTCAGCTTTATCATAATCAACTACATTTGCTGACTTTGGCCACATTACTTCCATATTCATCCAATGTTGTCCTTCATTGAATATCTTATCTTTTTGTTTTTGTGATAATCCTTTAATTGCTTTTTCTAAATCTTTCATAGCAAATACAAATGCATTTCTAATATCACCTCTACCTTTGAATTTACTCATAATACCTTTTGTATCTAATGCAGTTTTACCAGCATTCTTGATATGTCCTTTGTTTCTAGCTGCTATAAGTTTTCCGTCTTTCCAACTTATCATTATATTTTGACCATCTAACTTTTCTGTAACATTATCCTCACGACTAAGTTGTCCACCTAACCCATTCGTAATGATATTTTTTAAGTCACCAAAAGTCAAATCTTTGTCATCAAATGGATGTGCCATATGTCCGTAAGCTCCTCCCATAAGTAATAACTCCTTCCCTCTTGGTTTTAATTGTGTTTTTGTAACTATTTTCTCTTGTAATAAATCTTGCCACCAATCTTTTGTAAATGCTGATTCACCCATTGGTTCAACAGGTATACCTTTCGTCTTTTCATCTTTAGATTGTTGTTTAAGTGTATCAGTTGTATCTTTAGCAATTTGTTTTCTTGTTTCTTTTTCACTAGCATCCATAAAATCTTTTAATTTAAAACCAACTATTTGAGCTGTTTTTTTCATATTTTTAACCCATTTGTTATAACCTTTTACACCAGTTATATTTTCTGGGTTATTTGGTGTCGTTCCAGTTCCTATACCCGCAGGTAATGGTGTAA